GCATAACCTAGACCAGCTTGGTTAGGACGAAACGTTCCAGTCCTTATAACTTGAATATAATCACGATTGAAATCGTCAAGCATTACAACATTTGTAGTGGGAACAAATACATCACTGTAATTGACAGATTTACCTGAGGGCACACTATAATGTACCCATCTATAATTGACATTTGGTCGATCAACAAACTGAGTTATCATCATCCGCAGCATAAAACCTATCGATTGAATACTGTCTCCAACACGACCGGTTTGCTGTAACGTCTGGGTCGGCATAATACCAGGCTGGTTCAAATGAATATTAATATTCCATCCATTATGCTTAGCTGTCTGAAGAGTCCAATTGATACGCGTTTCTTTCTTTTCATTTACTTTCAAAACAACCGCTTTAACCTTTTGTGCAAAAGTTTTCTTCTTCAATGTCTTACGCTTCTTGACAGGACGCTTAGTCTTCTTACTTTTCGATGTCATCTTACGCTTATATGCCATACTCAATATCGGTACCCTCTTTTATATTAATCTCTTCGAATCCTACATAATTAGTACATCTCTCAGGATCTATGTATTCTATCGAAGTAACTCGGCGAAAAAACGCCTCAAGACTCACTGAACGTTCGTTGGGCCACCATTGGTGAGGTGGGAAGTTGCTCGTGAAAACGATAACTCTTGGCTTCCATGTGAGGAATCCGTTGTGCCTCTTAACCTGGACCGGATAGCGGTCAGTGAGGACGAGTAACCGCGCAATCGATGCGATTTCGTTAACTTTAACGTCGTCAAAAAGGATAACATCGCAATCACAATGGTCATTCCATTTTGTACTGTTGTCAGGATGTCGGGTCCAACCGCTTTTTCCATAAGTGTCATCCATCCATCTAGTTTTTCCAGTACCTGGAGGTCCCCAGCGGATATACACCTTGGGTACTGCTCGGTCATGTTGAACGACCTTGCGTCTTTTATACTCAAAATAGTTTTCGCTGAATCTCTCATGACGAGCTACAACTCCAAACATACCGTCTACTTCATCTGCGATTTCCATAGGACGCTTCCCGCTGTCGAGCTGGACCTTCAATTCGTTCAGGTCCGTACGCTCTCCCTGGCGTGGCGGCTGGCCATGTTGAATCAACTGCCCTTCCTTAGAGCAATACACCGTGTTCGATGAAAAATCTCCACGCATTGCCTCGATGTGGGCTCCGGGAAAAAGCTTGGTCCAACCTTTGAGCCGCATCGCTGTCTTTGCATACGCAAATCCCTGCCAATGTTCCTTGCCCGTCGTCGGGCATGTCTCTTTAGCATATGCCAGATATCTTAGTTTATCACTAAACTCTGGCTCTTCGACTGCATGCTGCGTAATAACGGCCTTCAAAAAAGTGGGATTTTTTTTTGTCTCGGATGTCTCAGAAGTGGGCATGGGTAATACTGACCATGCCCTTTATACTATTGCATAGAATGTTGTAAAAAAAACTCAAAATTCAAATTTTAAAAAAAATTTATTTTTTTTCTGGAAAAATTTAAAAAGGTTTGCTGCCTCCGGCGGTCGGGCGCATCCGCGCCAACTACGCGCTTCGCGCTGCATAAAAAAAGACGTCCCATTTCTTTATGGGATTTTTATAGTTTTTCGGCGTATCAGTTGTAGCCTCTTTAAAGTTTTAAGTGTACGGTCGCTCGCTTCGCTTCGCTGTCTAAGGGTCCCTGTAGTGGAACTCCTCAAATATCTTGACGTCTGCCAAATTGTCCGTTTGAACTGTATTTTGGGCATCATAAGTCACAATAGCAAAATAATAATCCCGCTGATTGTGTGTCGTTGCACCTTCTCCAGGTCCAAATTTATACGTTTTCTTATGAGGAAAGTAAAACTTCTTACAAAAACTGTAAGACCTGACTGTATTATCGGCATAACCTAGACCAGCTTGGTTAGGACGAAACGTTCCAGTCCTTATAACTTGAATATAATCACGATTGAAATCGTCAAGCATTACAACATTTGTAGTGGGAACAAATACATCACTGTAAT